ATTCTACTTGAATAATTTTATTAGCTAGGTCACTTTTGGCCGCTGAGGTTTTATAAGCTTCGTTATCACGTCGTTCTTTGGCGGCCCCTGCCCCGGGAATCCAACTTGTAATTTTTTCAACTGCTTCAGTAAAATAGGCCAAGGCTTGTGTGGCTGGTGCTACTCCAAGTTTGACAAATTCTGCTAGATTTTGTGCAGATTTAATTTGACCGTCTCGAGCTTTGGCCTGAGCCGCAGTAGCCAAATCTGTGCCTTCCCAGGCTGCTCGTTGCTCTGCAGTCATATGTTTAAAAGCTGCTTGAAGTGGCGTCATGCCTTTGCCTTGTAACAGCACCAGCTCGGCTTGAGTGGAACCAAATTGTGTGCCCAAACGGCCTAACTGTTTAGCAACCTCAACAGCACCTGGAGTGATAGAGTCTCGCACCATTTGAACGGCTTCTGCTGCGGTACCGCCACGTTTAAAAAATTCCTCACTAAATGCCCGCATGCTCTCGCCGCCAGTAGACAAAAACAAATTTGCCGAGCCTGATATTATGCCAGTGAAACTTTCTAGTAGTTCTCTTTGTATTTCTGGACCCGCTTTAGAAGCAAGTATTGTGTAGGCTTTCATGGCCTCGGCTTGCGCTTTAGGATCCATATCACTAAGAGCAGCATAAAATTGTTTAGTGGCCAGGGCCTGTTTGCGGACTTCTTCTTGTTCTTGACGACTAAGACCTGTTAGTTTGGTTAACACGTCTAGTTCTTTAATATATTCAACTGCACCTTTACGCAAGTCGTCAACTGTGCGGCCTTGAATCATGCCTAGTCGGCCTTGTTGTCCCACAAAGCCAGCTATGCCTTCGTTGATTTCAGTTACACCAATACCTAATCTAAAAAATTGCTGGCGTAGATCGCTGTTTTGTATTGAACTGGCTATGTTGCCAAACTCTCTTGCTCCTTGTAGGGCGCTGCTAAAAAACAATCCAAAGTTTTTACTGTTCTTGCCCAACAGTTCGCCCATTGCACTTAGTTCGTTAACTGTGTAACCAAACTTGAGCATGTTATCAAATACTTCGCTCATGGCGCCTGCGCCTAGTACACCAGCACGACTTAGTTGTTGATAACTGTCAAACAGTTGATCACTTTGTTTTAGGGCCGCTGTTACAAATATCGATACTGCTTGTGTTAGCTTGCCAACGGCAATGCCAGCAGGTCCAAATTTTGATGTATAGGCCGCTACAGCATCTGCACCTTTTTCGATGCCATCACCAAATTGAGCAACCCCTTGCTTGCCTTCGTAGACGTTTTGTCCCAGTTGTTTGAAACTGCTACCCAATTTGTCCAAACTGGCTTTAAGATTGGCTGTATAACCTTTTATACCGATTGCGGCGTCTTTTTGTGCTTGATTGTATTCTTTGGCTGTGAGATATCCTGCTTCGTACTGCTCGGTCATTGCCCGCATCCAGCGTTCAATTTCTTCGGGGGAGTTAAAATCGGCCATAACTATATTTATCGAGGAAAATTATGACACCAAATAACCCATTGAAGCAGTATTTTAGACAGCCAGCTATCTATATAAAACTGCCCAGTCAAGGAGAATATTATCCACCTGGGGCTATAGACATAGCTCCAAATGGTGAAATTCCAGTATTATCTATGACCGCAGTAGACGAAATCACTTATCGCACACCGGATGCGTTGTTTAACGGATCAGCCATGGTTAGTGTTATACAAAGTTGTATGCCTAGTATACACAATGCCTGGGCTATTCCATCCATGGATATAGATACAATACTAGTAGCTATACGTGTGGCTAGTTACGGACACGACATGGACTTGACCAGTCAGTGCCCAAAGTGTCAACACGAATATGATGTAACCATGGATTTACGCACAATCATGGATCAATTCCGCACTCCTGATTACAAGTCCAGTGTACAACATGGTGATTTGGAGTTTTTCTTTAAGCCCATGACCTATCGTGATCTTAACAATAATAATCAAATGCAATTTGAACAGCAAAAACTTATGAATATGTTGCCAGACTCCGAACTTCCAGACTCTGAGAAAATTTCTAATATAACTGATGCACTCAAAAAGATCACACAAATTACAATTGATGCTTTGAGTCAAAGCGTTGCTGCAGTTAAAACGCCAGCAGCCCTGGTAACTGAACCAGAATTCATACGTGAACTTATGCAAAATTGTGATCGAACTGTGTTTAATAGCATACGAGATCATATTGTAAATTTAAAAAATTCTACTGAAATAAAACCACTTAGTTTAACTTGTCCTCAGTGCAGTAACACGTACGAGCAGGGCTTTACTATGGATATGTCCAGTTTTTTCGGAGTCGCCTCCTAGTCTTGGATTCTGACCAGATCAACAAAATGGTTGACGGCATGGAAAAGGAAGTAGATGGTATTCGACAGGAGGCGTTAAAAATGGCATGGTATATGCGTGGTGGTCTTACTTACGAACAAGCATTGTTTTTAAGTTCAAAAGAACGCCAACTTATCAGTGAGTTGATCAAAGAAAATTTAGAAACAACTAAAAAATCTGGATTACCTTTCTTTTAAAATATGTTAAATTTAGCAACTGTACAAGCGGATATAGAACAGTGGATTGTGAACTTTGTAGAAGTTCCACACCCAGCCCTAGGCGGCTGGGCTCCGTGTCCGTATGCTCGCAAAGCCCGCCTTGATCGAGACTACGAAGTTAGACTGGGCACAGACCCTTATGTAGACTTGCTGGAAATTTCCAAAACTGGATTAAACGGTCAAAGTGTCATTGTTATTGCCTACGATCCTGCGTACTGGGAATACCGATATTTTAGCGAAAGTCTACGTGCTGCAAACATTGTACACTTATTAAACAACAATATATTGGCCTTAGAGGATCATCCTGCTGATCCTGAAATTGTCAACGGAGTTACAATGAATCAAGGAACGTATGCCCTGGCCTTGGTTCAAAGCCTTAGTGACTTAAATGAAAAAGCCAAGTTGATGGCTGGCAAGGGATTTTACAAAGCCTGGCCTGAGGAATATTTGCAAGTATTGTTTGAAAACCGAAAGGATCCTAGACTGTGACTTACCAGTTTGCTCGCATTAATCTGTCAGAAAATAATGATCAGGCTTGTGTATCCTGGACATATCTACAGGATCCTGACATTTCTCAGTTAAAAGACATATACAGAACCTACTGTATCTACAAACACTTTGCTAGCGTCATGCCGTTGTTTGATAGTCAGTTTACTGACCCCGATACTGATGTGATCGGTTACCACGACGCAGGCAAGTTGGTAGCGTTTAGTTTGATCAAACGCTATGATAATGAAAATGCTTTATGTGCTCAGTTTGCTTGGAACTATAGAAATCCCAAGTTGAGATTGGGCATACAAAGTTTACAAACCGAATGTGCTATCTACCGTGAAAGAGGATTCAAGTATTTGTATTTGGATCAGGCACACTTATACAAACAAGGCATCACGGGCTTTGAACTACTGGGACCACTATAATGGCAGACTTATACACAATTTGGGCAAACAAAGAAGGCGATATTTCTGATATTGATTGGGTCAACGGCATGAAGAGCTTTTTTGATCATTTGATTAGCGAAGGCAAAATGGAAAGCTACAGAATCACTCGTTGTAAAATGGGTTTCCGTAGTATTGCCGACATGCCAGAATGGATGATACTCATGGAGTTCCGAGACATGGGTCAAATGGATTCAGCATTTAAACGTGTTGCTCCACTAGAAGGCGAACTCGAAACAAAACACAAAAGTTTTAATCAGTTTGTTGCTGGTGACATTCAACATGCCTTGTTTCGTGATTGGCCTGATACATTCTAAACAACACTTCAAGATCTCTTTAAGAGATCTATTGATTTCACTTCGTTCATCAATATTGTTTTTCTTTAGCATTATCCAGATTATGTGGTCACAATTCACCGTAATACGGTGAATTGACTCTTTTCACATTATCCGAGTGACAGCAGTCATTTATTATAAAGAGATTGTGTATTATACACACGGAGGCGGTTGACCGGTACCCCCTACTCTAGCTTCACAAATCAACGGAACCCTAGTGACCCGATAATAAATCCAAGTCCTACGAGCATGAGTTGTTTCTTTTTCAACAGAGCTCAAACCATTTGTTGCCTTAAGTTAGCAATTGCCTTTGACGCCCAAAGTTTTCCAGACCGGGTATTGCACCGTTCCTCGATGGGGATCGAGCTACCTCGATCAAACTGTGTCAGTAAAGTTGCCTATCTAAATTTTGTTTTTTATGTGACTACCATGTATACGGCAAACTATCTGCCCATTGTAGTAGTCGTCTGACTCTAGTACTCTATGATTAAATTGTTCTCTAGCTTCTATATAACTACAAGCTGCCTTTGATGTGCAATAAAATAATATTTCTCTTGTGAAGTTGTCTGCGCCTAGCTCTGTAATATCTTTGTTTAGTTGATCGTTGCTTCCATAGTATAGTTGCCAGTCTGAATCTATTTTGCTTTTAATTCGTTTGCGTTTTTTGTTGCCGTTCTTTAATTTTACTACCTTGTATGAGGTCTTACTAAACTTTGCTAATTTTTTTCCAATATATTTCCTGCCGGATAGTTTATTTGTAATCAAATAAACAAAACCAACGCAATCTTCGGGTAATGTTTCAATTTGTGTGTTTTCGTACAGCCATGACATGGACTAGTAGTTATCATAGATTGGTACACACTGCATATTTTTATCACTTATAATCTAGATTGACCCAAGCAGTGACTTCCCCAACACAACTATTTGGCTTCACATTTAAACAAAGATCAATCATAGTTTTAACATCAGATAAGTCAACACCGTTACCAGTCCAAGTAGGGCGACTTCTGCTTAGTTCAGTGTCTAACCGATCAACTGTGATTAAACTAGTCTTAAACAACGATTGATTTTGTTTAAATGCCTGGGTCCACTGTAAACTGTGATGTTTTAATGCGGCTTTGTTAACGCGATATGTTTCCCAACTAGGCTCTGGAGCCACAATGGCCTCACTGCCGGAACTACCAATATTAATAATATGTCCTGTTTTATTGTTTTTTTGCCAGAGATTAGCAACTTCAAATAGCAATTTTACTTGCCCAAAGTCAGCCCAGGTTTCTTGAAATGGTCCATCAAATGCATTGTTAATAAAAACATCGTAGTCTAAACTAATTTCGGCGAGCCTTTCGCGGTTTTTTGTAATATCGTAGCCGTTGGCTCGACTATAACTGTCGCCTTGATATGCCTTGCATAATTCTAATCCTAGTCCTCGATTGCCGCCGGTGATCATATATTTCATCTTTTACTTCCTCCTTGGTCCCATACCTTGGTAATTTTTGATCCGCAAGTTAATGCGCATTCAAATAATCTACCATTAGCCAGTGTTTTGTTCCAGCTACTCACTAAATCTCTCCACATAGCATTGTTAAAAATTTCTTCTAGGCTATGTAAATTAATATTAAAACTATCTAAATTATAACTTTCTAAAAACGATCTAACTTGATTACGGCCATCGACTGTGCTCAATTCGTTTGCTTCGGGTAGTACTCCTGTTTCGTAAAATCTACGATCATACAAATTATGATTAAAAAAGTT